TGTAAGAGAGGTCTGTTACCAGTTCCCGTCCGATACTACGCAGCACACACAGGCAGATGGGGAGGTTCTGACAAGATAAATCTACAAAACTTACCAAGCAGAGGACCGAACGCTAAGAAGTTAAAGAAGGCGATCATTGCCCCCGAAGGCTACACTATAGTAGAGGCTGACAGTTCACAGATTGAAGCGCGAGTATTGGCATGGTTTGCAGGGCAAGATGATCTTACGGCAGCATTTGCTAAAGGTGAGGATGTGTATGTAAAGATGGCGTCACGTATATATCAATGTAATGAGGCGGATGTCACAAAGGATCAGCGGTTCGTTGGAAAAACTACAATCCTAGGCGCAGGGTATGGCATGGGTGCTGAGAAGTTTGGCACACAGCTAAAGACGTTTGGGTATGAAGTCGAACCCCACGAGGCCCGGAGGATAATACAAATATACCGTGACGCTAACTTTAAGATTAGCAAAGTATGGAGAGATGCTAACTTCATGGTTCAGCAAATGACTAATAACAGGCAAGTAGCGTTTGGGCGAAAAGATATCATACAAGTAGACGCCGCTAGACAAGCTCTCGTGATCCCAAGTGGACTTAGTATATTATACGATCAGTTGGGTGCAGAGCAAACCGAAAGTGGTTTGGAATATACCTACAAAACAAGGCGTGGGCGTACTAAAATATATGGCGGTAAAGTAATAGAGAATGTGTGTCAGGCGATAGCGCGTTGTATTATAGGTGAACAAATGTTAAGAATTAATAAGAAATATAAAGTGGTGTTGACGGTACACGACTCAATAGTTTGCTGTGTGAAAGACAACGAAGTAGCAGCAGCTCAAGCGTATGTTGAGAAGTGTATGAGATGGACACCCGATTGGGCAACAGGCTTACCTGTGGATTGTGAAAGCGGCACAGGGAAATCATATGGGGACTGCGAGTAATGGAAGAATACGATCTGAGCAAGAAAACTAGAGAATTGGTAACGTTGATTAGCGGGGAAATTATACGCTGCCCGAAATGTGATAAAGACGAGTTAGTAATGCAAACTACTGAATTGCGTCATGGGTTAGTGATGGAGTTTAGTGGCATGTTTGCGGACTACTATTGTAGAAGCTGTGATATAATGCTCACACTAGCATTTTTTAATCAACCTTTAGGTGAAGACAAAATTGCCGCGAGAATAAACTGGGTAATGCCAAAGGAAGACGAATGAGTATAGCACCTTGGTCTTTTAGTAAAGCGAAGGCATTTGATACATGCCCGAAGCAGTTCTACCATGTGAACATACTAAAAGAATATCCTTTTGAAGAAACAGACGCTATGCGGTATGGCACTGAGTTTCATAAAGCGTGTGAAGATTACATAGATAAAGAGAAATCGTTACCAAAAAAGTTTGGGTTTATAGAACCTACGCTAGATGCCCTGAACAAAAAGAGGGGTGTAAAGATATGTGAAAAGAAGTTGGGACTAACTGAAGACTTAGAACCCTGTAGCTTCTTTGATAAGAAGGTATGGTTTAGAGGCATAGCTGACTTAATAATAGTTGACGTATTGGCAGGGGTGGCTTGGGTGATTGACTACAAAACAGGTCGATCATCCAAGTACGCTGATAAAGGACAGCTAGAACTTATGGCTCTCTCGGTGTTTAAACATTACCCAGAAGTAACAAAAATAAAAGCGGGTTTGCTTTTTGTAATTGCAGGAAGTTTAATAAAAGAGACTTATGAAATTGACTCAGAGTCAATTCTTTGGGAGAAATGGTTGGCAAAGTATGCTAACATGAAAGTAGCGTTTGATAGAGAAGTGTGGAATCCTCGCCCTTCTGGTTTATGCAAACGTCATTGTCCAGTGTTGGAATGTCCTCATAATGGGAGTAACTAATGCCATATAAAAACAAACCTAGACCTTATAAAAAAGAATATAAGCAACAAAAATCTAGAGGCGAACACGCTGACCGTATGGAAAGACAACGCGCTCGTAGAAATATGGACAAGAAGGGTGTCAACAGGAAAGGTAAAGATATCGCGCACAAGAAAGCACTAAGCAGGGGTGGATCAAATAAAGATGGCGTAAAGCTACAAAGTCCGTCAAAAAACAGAGCAGCAGGTGGAAAGATGAGTAAACCACCACGCAAAAAGAAGTAGCTACAAGCTACCACGGAGAACAACATGAGAATAATAGAGGATAAAGCGCTACTGCTTAAAGTCCGTAATCCTAAACAAATTACGACTATTATCCCAAAAAGCAAGGAGTTGTCTATGAATAAAGTTCTAGTTAACTGGGGTATATTTGAAGCCCTGAAACTAAAAAGTTTAAATATAAACGTGCCGTCACCTATTACCAGACGTTACAACTGGCCCGGACAGTACAAGCCGTTTGAACATCAGAAAGATACAGCATCATTTCTGACTATGAATAAGAAGGCTTTTTGCTTTAATGAACAAGGCACGGGTAAAACAGCGTCTTCGATATGGGCGGCTGACTATCTAATGAAGCAAGGTAAGGTGAATAGGGTTTTAGTCGTATGCCCTTTATCTATAATGGACAGTGCTTGGAGAAACGATTTGTTTTCTTTTGCCATGCACAGAACAGTCGATGTAGCTTATGGACCTAAAGACAAGCGTAAAAAGATTATTAACAGCGGCGCAGAGTTTATAATTATAAACTATGATGGTGTAGAGATTGTAAAAGACGATATAGCCAACGGTGGCTTTGATCTGTTTATAGTTGATGAAGCCACACATTATAAGAATGTGCAGACAAAGAGGTGGAAGACGCTCAACAAAATCATAGGAGAAGATGATTGGCTGTGGATGATGACTGGTACACCCGCAGCTCAAAGCCCTCTGGATGCCTATGGTTTGGCGAAGATGGTTAATCCTTTATCCGTACCAAGGTTCTTTGGTTCTTGGCGTGATATGGTAATGTGGAAGGTAACACAGTTTAAGTACAAACCAAAAGAAACATCCAAAGACACGGTGTTTAAATCGCTACAGCCCGCAATACGCTTCACAAAAGAAGAGTGTTTAGATCTACCCGACATGGTATATACTAAACGTATTGTTGAAATGACTTCACAACAAAAGAAATATTACGAAACATTACGTAAGCAAATGGTTATGCAAGTAGCGGGTGAAGATATTACCGCAGCCAACGCTGCTATAAGCTTAAACAAGTTGTTACAGATAAGTGCAGGGGCAATCTATACAGACGAAGGTGACACAATACAGTTCGACATTAAGAATAGGTATCAAGTTTTAAAAGAAGTCATAGATGAGAGTAGCCAGAAAGTTTTGGTGTTTGTACCGTTTAGACATACGATTGATATGCTATCCGAAAGATTGTTGCGTGACGGAGTTACGTCCGAGATCATACGAGGAGATGTTTCCGCACATAAGCGTACTGATATATTTCAACGCTTTCAGTCAGACCCTGATCCCCGTGTTTTGATAATACAACCACAAGCCGCTGCTCACGGTGTTACGCTTACCGCTGCTAACACTGTTGTATGGTGGGGACCGACCTCATCACTAGAAACATATGCCCAAGCAAACGCACGAGTGCATAGGTCAGGACAGAACCATAAGTGTACTGTTATACAGATAGCGGGATCAAACGCTGAAAAGCGCATTTACCGTCTTTTAGACGATAGAATTAACATTCACACAGAAATGATAAATTTATACAAAGAAATACTTGACTAGGTACTAAAAGTTACTATATATCAAAAAAGTAACTAAACGTGGAGAACAGTTAATGACTATTAGTGTCGATAAACTACTAAAGACCTATATAAAAATTAGAGGTAAAAGGTCTGAGTTGTCTGCAGAGTTCAAAGAAGCAGACGAAAAACTGTGTAAACAGCAGGATAAACTAAAAACTGCTATGTTGGACTATTGCAAAGAGCAAGGGGTAGACAGTGTTAAAACTACCAGTGGTATGTTCTATCGCACTGTCAAGCAACGCGTTTGGACTAACGATTGGGAATCTATGTTTGAGTTTGTAAAAGAACATAACGTTCTCGAATTTTTTGAAAAGCGCCTTAATCAAACCAACGTAAAGCAGTTCCTAGAAGAGAACCCCAATCTTCAACCTGCGGGTCTAAACATGGACAGTGAGTACGTTGTTTCTGTGAGGAAAAACAAATGATGGACTTTAAATATAGCGCTAACGTTAGCGCAACTGCACCAAAATATGTAAGTACTAATAAGGTGGCAGATCACTTTCAAGTAAATGTATCCACGGTTCGTCAGTGGGTTAGCAGAGGGCTTATACCTGATGATACCTACATAAAGATAGGTGAGACTTACCGATTTCGATTAGACGATGTGGAAGCCGCCTTTGAAGCCCAGACCAAAGAAACTAGCGGTTCAGAACCTGATTATTGATGTCAGATACAGCGTTTAACAATATAACTCTTGGGGACGGTCATTTTAAAAGGGCTGTCGATGGTGAGCAGGAGCGCATTACTGCAGATCCGTTAAATGTGGTTATTGTAAACGCTGCTAAGTTGGCTCGTACTTATTATAAAGATGAATACGATCCGACAAATCCATCTGCTCCTACATGTTGGTCGTCAGACACTGCAGTGCCTTCCCCTGATGTGCCATCGGGACAGCGGCAAAGCCACAGGTGTATAAGTTGTGAGCAAAGCATCAAGGGATCAAGCGCGGGGGGTGGTCGAGCTTGTAGGTACTCCCAACGTTTGGCTGTTATACTTGAGGAGCAGATGGACACTATTTATCAAATCCGTATTCCTGCGACATCTATATTTGGAAAGGTGCGGGACGGTAACATGCCGATGCAAGCTTACGCAAAGTATCTTCATGGGCATAAGACAAGTTCAATTTCGGTGGTAACGCAAGTTAGTTTTGATGCTAAGAGCGATATCCCTAAACTATTTTTTAAAGCCTTGCGTCCGCTCAACGATAAAGAGCAACAAATGGCTTTAAAACAGAAGAGTAGCCCTGCCGCAAGCATGGCTGCATTACAGACTGTGGTTGTCCCAGAAAAGACTTCCATAGATAAATCACCGTTCGAAGTAGTGGACGGGTTCAAATATAAGGAGAACGATAATGGCGGAAGCCAATTTACACTTGATTGAGAGAGTTGAAGCCCTGTATCCAAAGTTGGATCAGACTTACAGGTATGATAAAAAGATACCACCTAAAGGTAAGACAGTGCCTTGCGGACCTACTGAGGATGGCGCAAAGTTTGAGATGGACTTTAAAATGACAGAAAGTCAGGCTAAAGAATTGTACAGTCACATGAAAGCGGCATACAAAGATGAAGCGGCTAAAGACTGGCCTGATATGCCTAAACCTGCGGAAGTCTTTGATAAGGATGACGAAGGCAATTTTATAGGTACGGTACAACTAAAAGGGCAGTTCAATGGTAAGCTTACTGATCCACCGTTAATCGTGGATTCAAATAACAAGAAGTTGCCACCTGAGTTTAGGCTCACAACCGGTAGCCTCGTAAACTTGGGGGTGAACTTAGTTCCCTACAGCATGAGTACTAATGGTGTATCGTTACGCATAAAAGCTGTGCAAGTAATTAAACTTGTCGAGAAGAAAGCACATTCTCCTTTTGCTGCGGTTGACGATGGTTGGGTTATAGACGATGAAGACGATCCATCCACAGTGTTTTTAAGTACAGCAGATACTGCTCCTGTTGAAGAGGACGAAGTACCTGCACCGAAAAAGGTCTCCAAGAAAACAGAGGGCGCTGCTCCGCCACCTGATGAAGACCTTGCGTCTATTGTTGATGATTGGGACGATTGACCCATTGGGAACCATTAACAATAGTCATTACCGTGGTGGGGTTTCTATATTTCTCCACTCCACCACGGTACATTTTGGAGCAGCATTATGGAAACAACAGAATTTTTACGGGGGGTACTGAGTAGTAACGGAAACTACTGCGTATTCGCTGCGAGAGCGAAAGATAATATAAGGATACAAAAGTTCTACGCTACCATAGAGGAAGTAGAACAAGCAGCACACAAGTATGGTAATGATGGTCTAGATGTATACTTCGCACTCAGTACATTTAAAGAACCTACTAATCGTAAGGGTGACAACGCTCAAGAATTGAAAGCTTTGTTCCTTGATCTAGACTGCGGACCTTCGAAGGAATACGCGACACAACAGCTCGCTGTGTCCGCGTTACGTGACTTCTGTAAAGATCTCTCTCTACCTAAACCTACAATGGTCAACAGCGGGCGGGGCGTTCATGTTTATTGGCCTCTAACCGAAGCGGTTTCGGCGGGGGAATGGGTAGACGCGGCAGAACGATTGAAACAAGCCTGTGCCGAAAAAGGTCTACTTGCTGATCCTGCAGTAACGGCTGATGTGGCTCGTATACTAAGAGTGCCGAATACGAATAACTATAAA